CGCAATTGTGTAGCTTACAGATACTGTTTGGCTATTCACAAAAATACCGTTACCCGCAGTCATTACAGATGATGTAAATTCACCAGTGCTTGGCTTGTATAGCAACTTAGCGTTGCCTGTGTAAATCGTTGTTGCAGTGCCTGATGTGGCATTTGCAAATAAAGGATAAACGTTGGTCGCTGTACTTGTGTCATTGCTTAGGCTTGCACCACCCACTGGGTTCCATGCCGCAGATGATCCGCTGTAGCCTTCAAACTGATTGGTAGTGGTGTTGTAGCGCAACATGCCCGTGACGGGACTGCCCGGCTGTTGTCCCGTTGTACCCTTGCTGATGAGTAATGCACCAGTTGAATTAAAAATTGAATCTGCTGAGAAAGTAGCAACACCTGTTACACCTAGTGTACTAGAAGCTGTTACTGTTGTAAACGCACCTGTTGTAGCCGTTGTTGCACCAACAGTGCCATTAATATTAATTGATGCAGTACCAGTTAAGTTTGTGACAGTTCCACTAGATGGTGTACCTAACACTCCACCATTGACAACGAATGCCCCTGCCGATCCTGTATTGACCCCTAGAGCCGTTACAACACCCGTGCCAGTAGTTGTGGTGCTTGGCGCTACACCAGCCCCTCCACCAATCATTAAAGCACTAGCTGCTAAAACTGCAGAACTTGCCCATGTACTGGCACTAGAAAAATATGGAATACCACCACTTGTTCCTGCAACTGTTAATGCTAACGTTCCAGATGTAGTAATTGGTGTTCCGGCTACAGAAATTAATCCACCTGTAAATGATTGTGCTACTGATGTAACACTACCTGTTCCATAAGAAGTTGTATCTAACGACCAAGTGTTTAAGGCTGTTTTCTTCAGTAGTCCAGTAGTTCCAGCTAATGCTGCAATAGCATCTAAGTCAGCATCCCATGCTTGTACATTTGTACCAATTGCAAGTCCTAATGTTGTACGTGATGTAGCAGCATCGGCATCATCTACTAATGTACGAGCAAAAGCTGTAAAGTCTGTGGTGCTTGCTGTACCAGCACCAGTGAAATAAGGAAGCTTATTAGCTGCAGAAGTTAGTCCTGCTAGTGCTGAAGTTTCTGCATCATATGCCTGAACATCTGTACCAATCACTAGTCCCAATGTTGCACGTACCGTAGCAGCGTCAGCATCGTCTAAGAATGTACGAGCAAAAACACTGAGGTCTGCAAGTGCTGCAGTGCCTGAACCAGTGAAATAAGGAAGCTTGTTGGCAGCAGAGGTAAGCCCTGCTATTGATGCAAGCTCTGCGTCATATGCTTGTACATCAGTGCCAATGACCAACCCAAGCGTTGTACGTGCTGTAGCAGCGTCTGCATCATCAACCAATGTGCGCCCAAAGACACTAAAGTCTGCCAACGCAGCAGTGCCTGAGCCAGTATAATAGGGAAGTTTGTTTGCTGCTGATGTAAGACCAGCCAATGCAGCAAGCTCAGCATCGTAAGCTTGTACACTTGTACCAATGTCTGTAGTGACAACAAGAGTCTTGGTAGCAGGGATTGTCGTACCATTTAATGTAGTGGTAGACGAAGATGTTAATGAAGTGAATGCACCAGTGGATGCAGTGGTTGCACCGATGGTGGTGGCATTAATAGCACCAGCATTGATAGTAGCAGTTGTTGCTGTTAATGTAGCAATGCTTGCAGCACCACCAATATATAAGTCATTGAATTTTAAAAGCGAAGAACCTAAATCAACCGTTGTAGTTATCTTAGGTGTAATACCTACACCAGAAATAATGACATCTTGTGTAGGACCAAGTTTTGTAATTGGAGCACCATTGGCTGCTGTGCCGTCATGAGTATGACCACTAGCTGCTACAAATGCAACAGCAATAGAATCAAATTCATTGTCTAAGTCAGCAGCATTAATGATGTTTCCATCAGCAATGTTGTTTGGTGTATCGGCACGTACATAGCCTGTCATATTATTCCTTATCGTCTATCATGTGTAGAGTATTCAAGGGTTGCTGCATCCAATGAAAATGGAGGATCTGTTCCTTCAGAAAAGAATTGTAATGAAACAAAGAATCCAGAACCAACAACCTGCGTCTGGAATAATTTCTTAAGCTTATTTCCGTACACAGTTATACCATATCTTGCTGTTGTATTACCATAGAAACCAACAGAGCCTGTACTATTTGACAAGCTAATTGTTGTTGGTTGAATACTACCTTTATCATCAAAATCAAACTTTAAATTTACATCTGTGGAAACACTTCCTTCTGGGTCAGTGTACAAAAATAGTTTATAAAAAGTTTTTCTAATTCTTGGATCATTAATAAATACATATGGTGTAGCAAAAGATGCTGGGATATTTTCACCATTAAAAGTTTTACCACTTTCCATTTGATAAACAAAACCATCGGTATTAGCAAAAGCAATTACTTCATTCTGACTCTTATATAATGAATCAGCAACATATGCTTTAATACCAGTGAGTTCTGCCCAATGAATTTCGCTAGTTGTTTCTCCTGAAACTTGAGTTCCAAGAATACCTTTAGCGCTATTAGAACTAACATTTGGACTATATCCAAGAATTCTATATTGAGATTTCTGTTTAATTACAACGCTTGAAAAACTTTCATTTGACTTTAATAAGTCAGTCATTTCAGTTTGAATTGTTTTAGAAACCAAACCTAAATTAAAGTCACCAGTTCTATCTGTTGCACTCAATAGTCTTAGACCATCTGGTCCTAAGAACATAACATCACCACTAACCTCTTGTATTGTATCTTTAGTAACGCATCCTACATTACGAGTAATAGGTTGAAGTTGAAAATCAGAAAGAGTATTACCAGTAAGTTGATTAATTGTTCTTTCAGTAAATATAATTAATATGTCACGGAATACAATGACACCAGTAATAACAGCACCAACAGATATAACACCAGAGCCGTTAGCAGGGTTAAAATCTGAATCAGTAAATGGTGAAGTAAAAATAAGCTTATCATCTTTTACAAAGAATAAATGATTCTTATGAAAGATGGCAAACTGAGAACCAAGCAAGTCTGTTGTACTGTCAAGTCTAGTTGTTGTTGAACCATCCCATATTAACGGATAGTTGGTAGAGTCTACAATTGCAAGTTTATTTGTATTACTAATTCTATATTTTGCAAATCTTGCTTTCTCTGTTGATGTTGTGTTTAAAGACAACCATGTAACAGCAGCATTATCAGCAGGGCTTGAAGCTAATGCAGGTGTGATAGCAAGAGTTGCACCTGTAGATACCACCGTAGCATCAGCCGTAACTGTATATACTTTTTGTACACCAGCAATTTTAAAAGTGTCTCCAACTCTAGGAATATATGACAATCCATCTACAGCTAATGAACTTCCTGTTTGACCTGCACCATTAATTAATACAGTACCAAATGAAGGTATGTTAATTAATGACCATGTTGTACCAGTAGAAGAATAAATATTATTATTTCTAAATGCAAGTATTGAACTTTCCCAAACAGCTAGTCCGTTAATTAAACCCGTATGACTAGTGAATGTAACTGCAGCTTTATCGGCAGGGCTGCTGGTAAGAGATGATGTTAATGTAAGTGTTGCAGTTTTACTTGAACTATTATACGAAACGTTTTGAATTGTATATGTACCAGTAACACCAGCAATGGTAAAAGTATCACCAGCAACAGGTGATAAAAATAAATTTGAAATTATAAAAGATGCTCCGCTTTGACCACTGCCTTGTACTAAAGGAGCACCATAAGCAGGAACAAATGATGTTGAATATTTTGCATATCCTTCAATACGTTTATATCCACCGCTAATAGCAGGTTCAAAATTCTTTAATATACGAGCACTACCCGGTGCTTGCACACCTTGTTGCAATGGAGAAAGATTGGTAACAAGACCACCCTTAAATTGAAAAGGAAAGGTCAGCCATGCGTCAGCCATTATTTAACCCTATCACCAAAGCCAGTTGACTTGGATGGAGTAATTATACCTGAACGCATATAGGTATATCTATTGACAAGCATGATACGCATACGCTTCACACCTTCGTCAAACTTTGCTTTAGACAAATTAGCTGATTGTTCATTACTGCGAAATAGATAAGCATAATACATAGCACCATCAACGATTACGTGTTTAAACCGTTCAGGAACTGTTGGGTATGTATCATATGTAGTAAGATCATCAGGAATTTTATAGTATTCATATACCAAAGTATATGCTTTATCTGGTGAATTTACAATACCATATTGCAAACTTGGTGCATGAAATACATATTGTGGGAGTTTGCTTTGATTACCAGTTGTGTCATACTCTTGATCGACAAAACGATCTAAATAGTCTTCATATGAAATAACTGTAAGCTTTTGAGTTTTATTACCAAGCGTATCATTTTGTTTAATTCTAAAAGAATCAAAGTCAATGGTGTTAGCATCAGTAGGAAATGAATAACGAATAGTGTTAGCAGTCAACACTTGTTCTTTAAACACATGGTTGAATGACCATTCGTAATGGTTGTGATAGATATCACGGATGGCTGAGTTTACAGCATCTTTGTTATGAGCATAAAAGCCAGAGGCTGTGGCAAATGTGGTAGATGTAAGCTCAACTTCATTAAGCCTTCTATTAACCTCATTAACTAATTCAAGATAGTTGTATGCCATTGTATACTCTTATTGTGAAAACGCTCTATAACGGAGCACATAAAAGAAAAGGGAAGACCCTTGTGGAGCCTTCCCTTTCTGTGTAGGTTAGCTTTTAAGCCAACTGTTCACGGTCAACGGAAGCTGGACCAACACGGTCAGATGCGTCAATGAGTACAGCAAACACACGGACAGAACCTGCGCTCAATGTAGTTGTTTCAGTGACCAACAACAAGTCCAATGTATCAGCAGACTGAGAAACAATTGGATAACCTGCTGTTGCAGGAGTTGCATAAGTACCAGCAGTAGCTGAGCTTGTTACAGCAAAAGCTGAAACATAAGCTGCAGCAGTTACACCAGTAACACCCAAGCTAACAGTGCAGCTACCAGTAGCAGCAGTGATTACTTCAAAGCCAGCAGCCAACACAATAGATTGTGCAGGAATTTGCAAAGCTTCAATTACGTCAGCAGCAGCAAGTGCGCTACCTTTTGCAGTTACAGCAGATGCCCAGTTAATGGTATTTTCCACCATGTAAGGCTGATTGCGAAGGCTACGGCTAGGGTTTGTAGCACCACCAATAGCATTAGAGAGAGTTGTAATAGTTGCCATTTATGTTCCCCTTAAGCAGCGTTATACTTAGCAGTGACGATACCTTCAGGACGTAAAATCTTACGACCATAGAGGTGCATACCACGCACGATGTCAGCAAAACTATCTGGATCACGATAGGTTTCTGTCTTAGTGATTTGCTGAGCAGCAGCAACAGCAGAGTCATGACCAGCAATGATCACACCGTAGTTACTGTTCTGGTTAGCAGTACCTGTAGTACCAGCACCAGTACCAATTTTTGGTAAGTTGTTAGATACATAAACACGGAAGCCGTGGAGGTTATTAATAACCAAACCATTTTGCAAGCCATCACCACCGAACAAGCTGTTCAATAGGCGTGAGTCTTCGTCTTTCAGCATTTCAACAAACACTGGATCGACAACCAACCAACGACCATTGCTGTCAACAAACTGTTGATCTAACAAGCGACCCATACGAGCAATCACCATCAATGGAGAAGCTGTAGCTGTAGGGAGGGAAGTAGCACCGGGTAAACGGGCAGTTACAGGGATCGAATGATCGCCAGCAGAACCAGTAGTGATGTTACCGAAGTCACCTTTTTTCAACTTCATGCTAGAAAGCAATTCGTCTGAACCAGCTTCTGTCAAAGCTTTAGTGCCGGGATAGGTAGTACGTGCAGTACCAGCCAAAGCATGCTTAGCAGATTGAGAGAAACCGGACAAATAACCCAACACGTCTTGGTCATACTGGTCACGCAAGCGATATGCTGCACGATCAGAAGCCATTTGCATGAAGTTCACATGTGAGTGAGCAGCTTCAATATCGTCAATCTTGAATGCGAAGTAATTCGCTTGGTCAACAACCAAGGTGAAATCTTCATCGTTTAGGTCTTGAGCGGTGATTTGAGTACCACGTGCATAGTTCTGCACTGACACTTCTGGTTCTTTAATAATCTTAACGCTGTCACCCATGTTGGCGATTTCACCAAAATAGTCATTGTTAGTGATAGCTTCAGCAGTTGAAGATTTACGGAAAGCAAGTTGTACTTGTTTGGAATAGATTACTGGGCTGAAATTACCATTAGGTAAGTTGCCGTAACCCGTTGCTTTTGGGAATGCCATGAGATTCTCCTATAGATATATAAGGCATATAATTAAATACGCTTCACACTTCTACAGAGGCTGACATTATTAGGTGTGTTATGCATATGATCGCCATCAAGAGCATAACAGGCTGACAATGGAACAGGTTGTTCTGTTAGATTACTGTTTGCGTTACAAATTTTAGAGTTTAAAACCTTGCGAAGGGTTTTAGTTTTACTAAAAAGCAAGACTGACTAATCAATCTTGCCTCTAGTTATAACACTTTTTTAAGGTGTGTCAACACTTATCGTGCGCTACCACTGACATCGTATACAAATTTACCAGTACGAATAGCCTTTTCAATGGCTTCTTGGTTGGCTTCATATTGCTGGATATTCATCTTATTCACCTGAGATTCATAAAAAGAACCCTCATCATCAGCGTTTGCAGGGGCAGAAGAACTATTTCTTACCCCAACACTAGTGGCAGCATCTTTGTCTGAACGGGTTTTCTTAGTTTTATTTAAACCTTTATCAGATTTATATAAGTCAATGGCACGTGATGCAGAAACAAAGTCTGTGTCGTTTTCATACAAAGCCTGTTGAATCCACTTAGGTTGAGCTTCAACCCACTCATGGAATTCATCACTGTCCCTAATCTTCTCAAAGTCTGGATGGAGCTTTGTAAGTTCCAATTCAGCTTTCTCACGGGCAGTGTTTTGTTCACGCTCATCTAAAGACTTAAAGCGCTTTTCAAACTCTGAGGTTTGTTCTTTAGCTTTTTTAATTGCAATGGTTTCAACAATCTTAGCTACATCAGGATACTGTGCAGCCCATGCTGATAATTCATCTTCACTCTTTGGAAGTTGAATTTGATTTGAGGTGCTCTTCTCAAGCTGTTCTCTCAAGTCATCAATTTGTTTTTGTAGACCAGATTCTTTTTGCTGGCTGTGTCTACGAAGATCACCATATCGTTTTTTAAATGTACGCTCTTCAGCATTAAGATTTGAGTCATCCTCACCATCTGCTGATTCGGGTTTCTTTTCTTCAGTTGGTTCAGAGTTTAGAAGTTGTTTAAGCTCTTCCTCATCTTTCTGAATACGTTCATCATTTGCATTACGCTTACCAAATGCAGAAAAAGCTTTCACTTCTGCTTTCTGTTCTAAAACAACTTCTGTCATATTTACCTTTTAAGTTGGGGCTATCTGTTGCCGTCAATACGGGGAGAGAGGTAGCCAAGCGGGACAAGTCCCTATGATGGGTATTATTAAGTACCAACCAGCCCATCACTGGTTACGGTATTCTATTTCTTTTTACGTTTCTTTGCAAGTCCACCAGCAGACATTTTAGTTTCTTCTTCTGGAACAGGTATTCTTACTTCATTAGGTTCAGCAAAAGGACTCTTGCCCTGATCTATTCTACTCTTTGCCCAAGACTCTGCTTTGTTATATATTTCATCTGTTGCTTGTTTACCAGATAATAAATGATCAAGCTCACCTTTAGTTAATGTTGGAACAATCAATGGATGCTCTACATTTTTTCCTTTATATTCAAACTCAGAAGAAAGTTCAGTTGATACATCACCACTGGCATGTTTTAATTCACCAAAATATCCCTTACCTTTAGGTGCATCACCACTATGTCGCATACCATAAGGAGCTAAACCACCACCAGCGTAAGCTGGTTGTTGCATAGTTTGTTCTTGTTTATTGAAACCCATAGGTATATCTATAATGGGGTTTCCGTTACTCATAGGTACATAAATCTTTTGACCAGCACTGTTTATATATGTGTCTGTCTTAGCTTGTGTAGCATCAGGTGTTCCACCATAAGCAAACGCTTGTTTTGTACTACCTGTCTCTGCCAATGCCATATCCACTTCGCTACCAAAGTCTGGAGCAGCAGCAGGGGCAGCAGCAGGTGCGCTGTGCAAAGCTTCAGGGTTGCTAACTTGATCAGCATTACCCATCTGACCAATCTCATTCATCTTTTGCAAACCTGTCTTAGCTTCATCACGCATAGCCATGAGCTTTTGCAAACCAAAGTAACGCACTACATCAGCAGGAAAAATAAACTCACCTTCGCTAAGCTTAGCGTTAATGTCATCTCTCACTTCTTCTTTCATAGCACCGGGAGGTACAGCATTACCACTCACTGGATCAACCGTACCACCATCTTGCATCACGCCACCTTCGGCTAATATATTATTTGGTTGCATTAACTTCATCCTTTAATTTCTTAAGCTGACGCAATTTAACTATTGCACCCTGTGCTTGAAAGATTTCTTTTAAGTCACTAGCTTGTTCAAGCTTACGTTGTTCTTGTTCAATATAAAAATCAATCATTTCACAAAACCCATCCCACTGTAACGTATTATGAACAATTGACTTTAGTTTTGCTAAGAATGGCTTACTATCTGTCATTGTGGTGGCATTCCTTGTGGGGATTGAGCAGCACCGCTAAAGCCCTGTTCACCCGGAACAGGAGCAGCACCAACACCAATGTTACCACCACCACCACCTGACATATCTGCTACACCGGGAGGACCACCTACGCCCTGTGGTGGCAATCCACCAGCAGGAGCAGCAGGTTGTGGAGCCAATGCTGCTTGACGCATAGCTTCATCCATATTGTTTGTCACTTTGTCGGGATCAAGATCCATACTCTTAGCAATTTCACGCACAATGTATGGCATCTTAGCAAATGGCATCAACACTGGGTTACTAACAATCTGCAAGAACTGCATCAATCGTTGGCTTCTCACTTCATTAGCCATCAAGCTTTCTGTACCACGTGCATTAACTTCTAAGTCACCACGAATGCTTGGATCAAAATCAAACTGCATATTGAAGTTGAAAAATGCTGTACCTAAAGGTCCAAGCAAGTAATCATCTAAGTTCTTTACAACAGTTTTAATGCTACCGCTAGCAGCATTCATAAGCATACTAATGCCTGAGGCTGTACGACCAACACCAGATACACCTGTCTGTCCATGTGAGAACGATGGCAACCCTGTAGACTCATCCGCAAGTTGACGTGCTTTATCAAACAGTTGCAAATTCTCATTTGCTACGTTAGGAAACTTAGTTCCAAACAATGCTTGACCGGGAGCACCACCTTGCCTACGGAATATCTTTCCGGGATAGACAGACAAGTCTTGACCCGGAACAAGGTTGGTTTCGTCAACTTCAAATACAAGGTTGCCAGAAAGAACCGCATTGTCTACCGCCATACGCATAAAACCATTCATAAGGGTTTGAGTATCGTCCATGTTTTCAGCGATACCTACACCTGCTAGAGAGTAAGGGTTAAGTTCATATGGGACAGCATAATACGGAATCTTTGCTGGCTTAAACGGGTTGAGCACAAGTCTAATAATTTTGTTATTACAAAACCAAATGTTTGCTTGCAACTCACCCATCTCTTCGAGTTCTTTAGGGATGACAATGTCTTCATCTTTTAACATCTCAACGTCAATGTTTCCCCAGTACTCTAATACTTCAAATCTTTTAATACCAGCATTTGGTGCATAGTCTTTTAAAGTGTCTTCCCAATATTTCTTAGTATAGGTTTCACCTTCAGCTAACACATTATCAATTACATTCTTACGAAAGAATGGACGATTCTTTAAAGCACGTAGTTGTGTACGGCTCATCTTATGACGCTCAATTACATATTGAACATTCTCTGTGTTGTTACCATCTGGGTCCCAATAGAAATTCCATAGGGAAACATGAGAAGCTTCAGGAACTGTTTTAATTGTTGGCTTATATGTACCGTCTTCTGCCCAATCTGGGTACTCTTTGTCCACAGCAAATGGACCCTTCATCACGCCCGTACCAAACAAAGCCATTTCAAACGCAGTAGAACGCAAATGCTTTGTAGCACCTGACTCATCCAACTGGTCATGTATCTTCTTCTCCATCTTCTTTGCAGCCACCATAGCAGGGCTAAATGTTGCAGACGATGGTGTGACCCCCGGACCTTCTTTAACGTCAGGTAGATCTTTTAAAAGCTCTTTCATTGCACCAAAACGTTCTTCCAACTTTTCTAAATCAAAATCTTCTGGTTTGCTTAGATCATTCTCTGGAGATGGTGGTTCTTTAGAATCAATGTGTACAGATTCAACAACACCCTCAGGCAATACTGTTGGATCAATACTTAATGGAAACTTATTGTTAGAGAATAACACTTCAATTAGTTGACCATAGGCAGCAAGTGTTTTAGTCTTAGTGACTTTGATAAATACACGTGACTTTTCATTCTCAGTGAATTGAACATCAGGACCATACAAACCACGATAGTTTCTATAGGCACGAAGCCAACGTATCTCATCAATCTTTCTAGATTCTTCAGCACGTGTAAAACGTTCAGAAACAAAGTTGGAAATAAGTTCTCCACCAAATGTATCTTCTGCATTTTTGGGACCATCTTCAAGAGACAAGCTCTTATCGCCTAACATTTGTGGTTTATTTGTAGCCATTAATTACCTTAATACCCAAAAACTGGGTCAGAAACTTTCATACCTGTTGACCTTGCATTGTTTGGATCATAGTCAAACAAACTACTTCTAGGTCTTGTCATAATACCATACCGAATTGCATCATATAGATGATCTTCTGCTTTAGTATCAATGTCTTCAGGATTTCTTTTATCCAATGGAATGATTGGAAGCTGTGCAATTGTATTTACGCAGTTACTTGTTATAACCAATCTAGGCATTTCTGTAAATGGATCCACTTGCAATCGCCTGTGCATCTCATTCTTACCAGACACCCTACTTCCAGCACTTCTATCTGAAGGTCGCCAGCGGCAACCCTCCATAATCATCTGTTCTGCCAGCGAAGGACCAGTGTCACCACGCTTATGCCAACAACTACTGTCCAATACACCGTAACGTATCAACCCATCGTCAGCTTCTGCTCTCAATATCAGGTGTGCTAGGTCTTTAGCCAACACTTTGCTAACATAAAGCTCACGATAGATGATGAGTTGTTCACTAGGAGTGACAGCAAACCATACAACTGCAGAGAAGCTACCATATCCGTAGTCACACGCTCTAAACTTTGTCCAATTCTTGGGTATATCAAAGGGATCAATGACATGTTTTGTCCTATCAAACTCAGAAAACGCTGCACCCTCTGCAATATCCCAGTTTCCTTCGAGCAATTGCTTGCGTTGATGCTCAGGTAGAGACAACAACATGGTTTCATAGTCACCACCATCAGCTAAGTAGGGGTTATCCGACAACATAGCAGGTATAAACCTGCGTTTAAACAGAGGAACACCCTCTTTACTGTGTCCTTTAGGATACACCAGCGTCTGACCAGAGTCTAAATCTGTAGCCCAGAACGCTTTCCCTGCGGGTGATGGGTCAATAAACATCTTCTTAACCCAAGAATGCCCCGGACCACCCGGATTTGTCGTGGCTCTCATGAAAATTGGTAGGTCTGGTGCTGATGTACGCAAACGTGAACGCATATAGTTCCACGCAAACGGTGTGTGCCATTGCGTCAACTCATCAAAACCAATCCAACTAAACGCCAAACCTTGATAGCGAAGCACGTCTTCGTCCCTGTCTAGGTATGACATCCAAAGTCTTGCACCAGAAGGTGCTTGCCATTGCATCTTTCTCTCTGACCATTTAATGCCGGGATATATCTTTGGATACATCTCTTGGCTTTTCCAGATGAGTTCACGCAATTCCTCTGTGGTGTGTCGTAACAACAACCCAGAATATTGTGGATGACCCATATATCGCAAGGGATCAGCCAACATAGCATAACTTTTACCACCACCAGCAGCACCACCATACAACACCTCACGCTCTGCAGCAGCAAGGAAGAACGTCTGTGGTCCTACGTTAGGTTTAAAGATGATGTTCTGTTGTTCAACAACAGGTTCTTCTTTAACTAATGTTGGGGACGGATTGTTCTGTGAGTCTTCTGTATTGTTCGCTGTCGAAATAATTATCGCTGGCTTCGGAGCCAATTCTTTTTTCGTAGGCTTGCGCTTTGTCGAGCGCTTCTTTGTACCTGTAGGCAAGGTTGCGGTAAGTTGTAGACCGTCTTTTGTATGATCGCTCATCTTTTATTCGTTTACTTAAACCTACATGTGAAATATATCTACCAGATATCTTGGTAAGCCATATAGACACTTCACGCAATGAATACTGCTTTAGATAGAGTTTGGCTTTGGCAAGAGCTTCTAGCTCCTTTGGTATAGGTTTTAACCATCCTTCATTCTCTGGGTCTGCTTCATAACCAAAAGGAATGGTACGACCTATTCTTGGTATTGATACATAGTCAGAGGTCTTAGGAGCTTGTGGCAATATCCATGCACCAATGTCTCTAGTCATCACTCTTCCTCTACTCTATCCTTTGCTGGCAATATCATAACACCATTGCTACTCTCAACTTGAATCTTGTCAGTCTTAACCAATCCAGCCCTGTCCAACAAATCTTTAGCAGCATTCATCTTCTCTTTGATGCCAAGTTCTGTAGGATCAAGTATACCACCAACCATTGCCATAGCAGCACGTGGTGCATTCATAGCAATGTATAGCTGTGTAGCCTCAATGATTTCTTCTTTTAAATAGTTTGTTAGCTGGGCTGTCTTGTAGTTTTCTGAAAAGCCAGCAAGACGCTTTGCTGCAACAATGTTTCCATTGGCTTCGCTGAATAATACGTCTAGAAATTTCTTGTGTTGTTCTGTAAGTTCTTTTGCCATAATGGATCCTATGTTGTCTAATATGAACGATAAACCCAGTTAATGGTTCATATATGGTCTATTAACGTTATGTTGCTAGTGTTGAAGTTGTGTATGTTTCAGTTGCACGTATAGTAACTGTTATTGCACTATTGGCAGATGCCAAGGCTCTTATCACATCTTTTTGTTCAATTGCTAAACAATCTGTAATTTGTACAATACCACCAGCTTTAATAGGTGTACTACCTAACAACTTAGTGTATACGTTTGTAGTTTCATTCCACCATTCCATCGTAACTGTTACAGCACTGCTAGTGCTATTAGTAACAAGAATAGAATCTATATTGGATTTAAACAAGTTTGGTGCAGTGTATATATCTTGGTTGCTGGTTGTCAGCACCACTGCCGTTGTTCTATTTTTTGATGCTGTCATGTTAAATCGTAGAAAGAAAGAGAACCTATACCACCACCAGTACCAGAAATTGTTCTAGCAGCTAAAGTATAAATATCACTAACATTAGCTAAAGAACTACCTAGCTGTAAATCCCAGTTATAACCAGATCCTGTAGCTAATGGTACTCTACCTGATTTTCCTGTAGTAAATTCACTGTAACATATAGTTCCACTTGTCATTGATGTTGATGCTAAATCTTGTTCTACATTACTATTAGAAGAAACTGCTGTCCATGTTGGCGTTGTTAATGTTGTATTTTTAAACAAAGCCAACTCATAATTGTCTGAAGTGGTTGGTAAGAAATTTAAATTGTATGGAAGAACTACAGCACCTAATGCTGTAGAAGGTAGTCTTATAGAAACTAATGGTTTGAATGTTGTTGTTAAAAATGTACCTGTTGTAGCAGATACCATTCTGGCTGTATGTTCTTGAGACACTGCTTCATATCCACCCTCAGACATAATAGAAGAACAAATTTGTTTCATTGCTGAAGAAGAAGCTACAGATCCTGTGTTAGTTATTTCATATCTAACAGGAAGAATGGCTGTAGTCATATACACAGCAGTTTGTATATTTGAGTTGTGGAATGTGTGAGCAACAATGAATTGACCATTAATAACAAATCCACATCTAACACTACCAACACCCAACCATTCAAAATCCATGAACAAAATTTGTGTCTTAGTCAAATCTAATGTAATACCACTAGTACCTGTACCGTCAAGCTTATCTCCATTCCAACTTGTTTTATCTACAAATCTGGAATTGTCTACAGATCCGCTGGTGGATGTTCTTAAAACAAAAGTAATGCTAGTAGCATTCTGTTCTAAATACACACCATTGGCTGTATTGAAATAACCAACCCTTTGTCTTAAGTTGGTCTTGGCAGTATCCATTTTAAAGGTAGCCAATAACAACAAACTCTTACCCGGCTGATAAGGAAATACTCTAAATGTCTGTCTTACCACTTCATCACCTGAAGTTGTAGACACACCCATGTTTACAGAAGCTTCATTTGATAAATGAGTTGCTGCTCCAGAACCAACTGTGGAGGTACTAAATTGACTGTCAATATCATATCTATTCTGACTATCAAACAACGTATATGGCTGACTAACCCTAAGTCTACCAAACGCATCAACGTTAGTTCCACCAAAAGAAACAGTGTTCCCTGTGGAATCAAGTTGAAATACCTGTGGATAGCTGGTTATCATTTTCTAAACTTTGCTGTTTTCTTTGCAACATTCTTTGGTTGCGCTACAAATTGCTTACCCGCTGCAGTGCCTTTTCTTTTAGCTTTTGTGGTTGCTGCATACTCTGCTGCTGACAAAGACTTTATCGCAGCCTCTGGTAAATATCTCTCACCCGTCTGTGACGAAGGCTTACCACTCTTAGTACGCCATTTTTGCTTACCCCAATCTTTCAAAGACTGTTGTGGGTCTTTCATGATTTATAGCCCCCACCCTTTGCTTTATATTGTTTTGCTAACAATTGCGCTTTCCTAGCTGACCATTCGCCAGCATCACCACCTGAAGACCCAGCCTTTATTTTCTCAAACAAAGCTTTACGCATAGTGGGCTTTGTATAAACCCCTGCTTGATTAACTTTAGACTTGGGTTTCATTTCTTCTTCATGCGTTTAGCTTCAGACAATGCAATGGCAATTCCTTGCTTAGGATTTTTAACAACAGGACCACCTTTGCCAGAATGCAAAGTGCCTGTCTTAAACTCATGCATTACAGCACCAACCTTCTTAGTCTGCTTAGGAGTTAATGCTGGTGCTTTAACAACGTCACCACCAGCAGCAAACTTAGTTTTCTTAATGGTATAGTTTTCTGGCATCTTCTTGTCCGGCTTAGGTTGACGATTACCCATCAACTCAGTTGGTTTCATACCAATAGTAAAACTAAAACTGTGATCAGGTTTACCATCCCATGTTGCACCCATAGGAGGTTTTGAAGCAAGTTTCTTCTTAGCCATGCTTAATACATTTTCTTTTTAGCCATACCACCATTTGCCATCTTCTTCACTGGAGCAATTAGAATGGCAACACCTTTACCCTTACCCATTTTCTCTTCAGCCTTTTCTTTCTTCATCGGCTCTTTCTTCTCATGCTTTTTCATTGCAGCCTTAGATGCATAAATCTCTTTACCTTCAACAATTTTCTTAGTAGCCATTTTGTTTCCTTTAGTAACAACTCCACCCTTAGCGAATGAACGCTCTGAGAGTTGAGCATATTGATCTTCCAACTCACGTTTCTCTCCAAACGTAAGACTCTTATCCCTCATCTTCTGTGCAATGAGAGCTTGTGCTTCAGCAGCAGAATATTTAACAGGAATCTTCATTTCTTCTTCATCACCTTAGCAGGTGCTTTCTTAGCCATTGCTTTCATAGGAGATTTTATAGGGGTCTTCATAGGAGCTTTGACAACAGCCTTCATAGGCTTCTTAAGAACCATGCCACCCTTAGCAAACCCAGCAGCCTTAGAAGCTAAGTCTGTAGCCTTCTGCCACATCTGCTCACGTACATCAGAAGGAATGCTCTTGTCTTCTGCAGCCCTACGATATTTTTCTATTTGCTTAGCCTCTGCAGCTTTAGTCTCTGCAGCCTTAGCTTCTGCTGCTTTGCTGTCAATTGCTTTCTTTACGTCTTCCGTTGCCATGTGTTGGTTCCTTTACCATTTAACTTTATCTGCCCAATATGCAGCAGACATTTTACCCTTGTCTATATTCTTTGCATGCCTAGCTTCAAAGCTTTTCTTACGAGCTTTCTCAGCGTCTGTTGTTGGATGCGCTCCAGCACCTTTAACACCCTGTTGTCCAAACCTAATTAGTTTTACCACATCTCCCTCTTTAGCTAAAACAACATGACTCTTTGTTGGATGCTTAGGCGTTGCCTTTGGTTTATTGTAACCACTAAATTCTTCTTGTCCACGTTTAATGACCATATCTGTTTCCTTTCCTATCTCTCCACCCTTCAGCCTTCATCGCATTCTCGACACGATCTAAAGGTAACCAAAAACCTGTGTGCTTTTCTAATGCTGTTCTTACGTAATAAACATCTGAATGTGGAATATGAATGTTATCTAATGCTTCGTTATGCATAGCTATATAGATTTTAGATGTCACTGAATACGGTGCTGAAGATAACAAACCATTAGCTTCTAGTTCTTTTCTTGTTGATAGTTTCATGTCTTTGTTTTTGTTATATAGATCTTTATAGAAAAATTAAAGTATATAGTTTTATAATTATTAATATAGAATAAAAGAATATAAAAGAATAAGAAAAGAATATATAAATAAAGTTCTATTTATTTATGATTTTATAGTAAAGATTCTAATTATCTCTATTTATCTATGATTTTATAATATAGACTTTGTAGTTTCTATATAGCCCCCTACCCCCATAGAACGGAGTGTTACACATGTGCGTTGATGTTGTCAAGCTTTTTCTTTTCTTTTTTTCTGTTGTAACGCTTTAGCATGCATTGTAGTTTTGATGGTAACACACTTTTGTAGTCGATGTCTATGTTTTTTTATAGACGTTCTAGGAAGGCTTTAAAGGGGTGTAGAAGGCTTTGTTTGGGGATGGTGCATACATGGGTAGCCTGTATATACGATGGCTTGTTGTAGACGCTTTAAAAAGACCATTGTTTTGTTAACTACTTTTTAGCAATGTGGTTAACAGATGAAAATACCTCTTCCGTGGGAATAGCCATATACAAGTAGCGCCCTACCCCCGGGTGGCTCCCGCCCGCCCTCGCATATGATGTGCGCTAGCGGATATGCATGTGCATAATGCAGGACATGATGCGAGTGATACATTCATGCATGGCAGATGAAACCCAGATAACACAATTCCTTTAGGAATCAATGACTTACGAGCTATTGAAAACTGATTGAAAATCAGCTACGTAGTAAAATATTGTTGAAATAACATCGATTTTAATGACCAACGGGTCAGTAACAAAGGTTGGTATATAATACCACTCCGATCATTTGGTCACTATATTCACCAGTATACTTTTAAGTATACAATTAAACATACAACAAGCCTTTTAAGTATACAATGTAAACATTGTTTTTGTCCCGATCAGGACATTTTGTATCATTTTTGAGCATAAAAACAAGTTTTTATCCCTATCGGGACATTTCACAGCGAAATATCATCCTAAGCAACTATGTTGCTTTTATCACTCAAAGCAGCTATCTTGCCGAAAACGTCAGCAAAAAGCCTTACACAACTTTGAAGATTTATATAAACAATTTATATGACAACTTCGTTGGCATCTTAAATTGTATAAATCTACAAAGATCTGCGTATACGTGCTCAACCCCATGTCTTTCATTTAACAGAAAAAGATTTCCTTCTTTGTTTACGAAGAAGGAAAGATCTTTTTCTTCTTAGTTAAATGAAAGACATGAAGGGAACCAAAATGGCAAAATTTGCTTACTCGATTTCGTTAGTTTTCAAAATGCTCATTTGCTTGGCAGGTGGTGCTTATCTAAGTGTAACCGGTGGTGATTCGTCAACCTTGTTGACGGTTGCTGTTTTGAGCCTTGTATTTCTGCCTTTGGCAGTTTGGGCTGAGAATCAAATCTAAGGGTTTGTCCTAATCGACAACGTGAAAATCAGCAGTAAAATTGAAATTTTAAACGGCAAACGCCACAACCTTCCTGAAAGGAAACACTATGTTCAAACGCTCTAAAGCTTTGCTTTCTGTCTCTGCCGATGCCAAAACAACCAAGGGTCAAGCCTTCGGCTTTCTAACCGGCATCCTCTACTTAGCTCCGGCAAACACTACCAAGTGGAACACTTGTTCAATGGCAAAAACAGCCAAATGCGATGTGGCTTGCCTCTACACTGCAGGACGTGGTGCTATGAACTCCGTTCAATCGGCAAGGATTGATAAAACCGTATGGTTTTTTACTGAACGTAATAGCTTCATGCAACAACTT